TTCCATGGAGGCGTTAAACCCCTGAAATTCACCCCCGCCGCAAACAGGCGTGAGAAAGGAATTTTAAAAATGTATATTACTTACGAATTACTGAAAGAAAAAGGCGCGTGTTCTAATGGCTTGAATTGGTTTAAACAAAATTTCCCGGAAGGCTGTGAACTTAACGAAGAAACCGTCGCAAGGGTGAAAAAATGCGATACCAGTTTTGTGTGGTGGTTTTATAACAATATCAAACAGGATAAAAGATTATATAAGCTTTGCGGCGTGAACTGGTCTAATGGTGTGAACTGGTCTGACGGTGTGAACTGGTCTAACGGCGTGAACAGGTCTAACGGCGTGAACCGGTCTGACGGCGTGAACCGGTCTGACGGTGTGAACTGGTCTAACGGTGTGAACTGGTCTAACGGTGTGAACTGGTCTGACGGTGTGAACGGGTCTTTTGGAATATTAAATTCATATGGGGTAGACTGTGCTTTATTTTTGGCAAACAAAAAAAGAGTATATCTGATATTTGGAAAAGAGGTTTCAGAGGGCAGATTCCTTGAAGTGGAAAATAATTTATATAAAAAGCTGGGGATCTGGAGGCCGACATTCAACAACATAAAAGCCCTATATCTTAAAAACGGTTCAGACTGGAAGCTTACGCCTATCAAAGACGCAGAAGAAATTGCACGGCAAGAGGCGTGGAGGGATATGCCAAGAGAAGCAGTCGAATATGTCGCTTCTCTGCCTGAATTTGACGCGGATATGTTTTTTGAAATCACCTGTATTGACTTGAGATAATCCCGCCGCAAACAGGCGGGAACGGAGGGCAAAAGAAATGATCATAAAAACTTACGACCAGCTTTTCGATGCAGAAGGAAAGTATATTACCGACAGCAGATACCAAGAAATTCATGTATTGGACAAAATGCTGGCAGAAGCTGAAATTCCACATACTATGAAGCCATTTGGGGACGGATTTCAAATTTGTTATCCGGTTGAATCCCCGCCTGATAGAGTAATGGACGCTATAGAACATTATGGAAGTTATGGAAGCGAATCGGATCTACTTGAAATTATGGGCCTTTTAACGCCGGAAGAGCGAGAACATGACAGCGTGCTTGGTTGTTTATCCGCAAAAGATGTTTTTAAAAGAATTGAGCGGCACTGGAAGGAGACAAACCATGACTGAATTAAAACCGTGCCCTTTTTGCGGGGGTGAAGCCAAATTTTTTGTAAAGTATTTTAGCGAAAGAGGTATAAGCCGTGGGTGGCAATTTGGAATTTATTGTTTCAAATGTAATTTAACGGCACCGAAAACAGACTATCAGGTTGAGGTTCAGTTGAACGAATTAGGTGATATTGTAACGATTGTTGATGAAAGAGATAAAGCCATCGAAGCTTGGAACAGGAGGGCTTGACGATGGCGAGATACTTTAAGATTACAGAGATTGATTGCGACAGTTTTTTTCAATGTACTGGTGAAGAACTGGATTGCTCTCAATTGGTTGTACCTGTGATTGGATATGTCTTTGTTGCTGTTGACGATACCGACGAAGATGAAATCTCTGTCCCTTTAGACAGCTTTGACGAGGAGGATTGAAAATGTCTGATTACATAGAAAGGGAATTAGCATTAAGGATAATAATACAAAAGCAGAAAGAATTATGTCCGCTTGGAACATATGGCAAAAAATATGTAGATGGCTATGACCGTGAAAAATTTGACGACTGGCAAGAGATTATCGATGGAATAGAATCGGTTCCCGCCGCCGACGTTGAAGAGGTGAAGCATGGGAAGTGGGTAAAGTCTTCTGTAATTAAGTGTTCAGTATGTGGTTCATGCACGGATATCCAATCAGATGAAGCATATGAAAAATTTATAGAATCTTATTGCTACTGCCCTGTATGTGGATCAAAACTTGACTTGGAGGACTGAGCTATGACAAGAGAAAAAGCGATTGAAGTTCTTGAAAATGGTGCATGGTGGGATTTGCTTATCCCTATAACGACCATTGAAGGCAGGAAGTCAGATATCGAATTGCATGAAGCTCTTGATATTGCTATTGCCGCCTTACGCAACGGCTGGATCAGTGTTGAGGACAGGCTGCCGGAGAAACCTGGACATTACTTAGTGATTACAAGCATCAACTATTGGCATGGCGGGTGTCTTGATAAAAATCCAACTTATCATGGAACAACAAAAGGATACGAAAATACCGCGATGAGTGTTTTAGACTGTTATTTTGATTCAACTGGAGACTGGAATCGTGTGTGCAACTGCCATGTCACCCACTGGCAACCTTTACCAGAACCACCAAAGGAGGATTAGTTATGTATAAGGAATTAGTTGAGAGGCTGCAAAAAATGTATACCCTTTGTGCTTGGGACGAACTAAAAGACGCCTCCGATGCTATTGAAAAGCTGCTATCAGAGAATATACAGTTAAAAAGGCGTATTGTCTTTTGGGATAAAAATACATTCGGAAAACTTCGCGCAGAACTTGACCACCTAAGACATGAAAGAGATCAAGTGGTAAAGGATTTAAAGGCTTACGAGGACATTGGCCTTGATCCAGAAGAAATAAAGGAAATTCTAAACGCGGTTAACGGAGGATTAGCCGCTGAAAATGGGATTTGGTGTCCTAAGTGTGGTGATGCTCTTGATATTGATATCGTTAATGGTGTTCTTGCTATTGGCTGTTTTGGCTGCGGAGAGTATACACCAGTATCGGAATTAATGAAACTGCATTTAAACGATGCTGTACCCATAGTTAGATGCAAGGATTGTAAAAGTTATAAAAAATCTGGAGAGTATGAAGATGAAAACGGAGAGATAAAAGAATATTGGTATTGCGAATTTCATAGCTTACCTAAAAATCTTGTACAAATGCAGTCAGACGACTTTTGCAGCTACGGTGAAAGGAAGGAGAATTGATATGGCAGGCTGGCAATTATTACTTTTAGGTTATTTTTTAGGCGCACCGTTAGGCTTCTTGCTTTGTTCCGTTCTGGTGGCAAGCAAAGACCCGCCCAAACCACACACCACTTGCAAGGACTGCGTACATAGGCATAAGAAAGAGTGCCCTTTCTCACATATCGAATGTGATATGACCGGGGATTCTATTTTCTGGCATACTAACAAACAAGATGACTTCTACTGCAAAGACGCCAAAGCACATGAACCGGAAAAGCTGTGAAGGGTGCGTCTATTATAGAGCACTGGCAACCCACGGATATGGATTCGTTAAATACTGTAATTATCTTCTGGATACTGGTAAGCCTAGAGGCTGCCCGCCGGAGAAGTGCGACAAAAAGACTGTCAGGAGGTTGAAAAATTGACAAAAGAACAGCTAGAACAATATACCAGCATTAAAGAAGAGATAAAGGAATTGGAAGCTGAATTGGACAAAAGAAAATCTCCTGTGTCAGATATCGTCACCGGATCAATGGAAGACTATCCTTATACACAGCACAGTGTTACTATACGGGGATTATCGAGCGATACATATTCTCTAGATTTAAAACTAACCTACAAAAAAATTCAACTGGAACGGCAGAGGGCAGAAATCGAAAATTTTCTTGATTCTGTACAGGATAGCAATATCAGGCGCATTATTAGGCTGAAGTACATCAAAGGGAAAACTTGGCCCCAAATCGCGAGAAAAATGGATAAACACATCTCTGGAGATAGCGTTCGAAAGATTGTAGAAAGATTTTTAGAAAAAAATTGAAATGTCCGTTTTGTCCGGTTTATCCGATGTATAATGATATCGTGGAAAAGTGAACATAAGAATTCCTTGTACGACCTCCAAACAGCCGTAGCGCGGACGGCGATAATATCCGCGCTGTATTTCTGGCAGGGCAAACGGTTAAGTCGCAGGCCTCATGAGCCTTGAGGAGCAAGTTCAACTCTTGCGCCAGGAACCAATTAGAACCCGTCTCGCCTCTCAACGATGCGTACCATGACGCACAGATGCCAAAAAGTCCTAGGCTTTTCATGTTTCCGTGGTCTACCTGAGCACAGGCGTGGCGGAGACACACACTGAACAGACGTCTTACGAATTCCTCCCATCTATCCGGGAATTGATAGTAGTTTGACGCCTTATAAACTGCGGGGCCGCTCCCCTCCGACAGCCGGACGGAATACAGACCGATAGCAACTGTGACACGACGGAGAGCAACGCCGGATAGTCCACAATGAGAGGACGGCAGACACGCCGCCAACATACCTAGAGAGATGACAAGATGCGTGTCAGATTAAATGTTTTCCAGCCCTCTGCTAATGGCAAAGGGCTTTTCTTGTACCAAAAAACAGGAAGTGATTTTTATGTACTGTCCAAGAGATGGAAGGTGTGTTTTTGACGGCTACAAGACGGCGGGAAAGCATATTTGCGCCTTGCCTAGATGTCAATATCCCCGTGAACTAAAACAGGCCTTACAGAACCGCATAGCCAATATTTTAGGACAGCCACAGGGCAGAACCAGGCGGGCGCGGGAGCTTGAACTATTAAAAGAGCAAATTAGAAAGATAACTATGCAGGAGGGATAAAAGATTATGCAAGTAAAAACGATGGACGGAACCTTTTGTAAAGGCTGCCCTTATGGGAATGTAGAAATATTACAAACAGAGTATAACTATGGAAATGACTGTGAAACGATTGTATGGATTCGATGTATCCATTACGATATGTGTAAAAGGGCTTATGGGTTAGATAGAGATGTTCAACTATAAATCTACTAAATGGAAGCACAAGCAAAAAGCCATATTGCGCCGTGATGGGTACATGTGTCAATGGTGTAAACGATATGGAAAGCAAGTCCAGGCCACTACAGTACATCATATCAAGCACGCTGATGAATACCCTGAGTTTGCATACACAAACGGCAACCTAATTAGTTTATGTGCTGGGTGCCATAATAAGGCGCACCCGGAGAAGGCGCAAAAGGCTAAAAAAATATTGGTATAAAATCGGACGAAAGGATTTTCCTATGAAAGATTTAAATGAGATATTATCAATAGCATGCGATATGGTTTCGAGCAATAGTTACGGTTATTCAACAATACAAACAACACAGGAAGGATTGTTCATAGCTGTTCACAATAGAGAGAGTCTTGAAGAATCCAATGAAATAATTTCATTAAATGCCGGTGATCGCAATTTAGTATACTCTCCCCCCTATCAGCAACACATTCCTGGCACTAGAAGGGACCGGCGTGGGTAACTTTTTCCAACTCTGAGCTTAAATTTGAAGAAAGGGTGCAGTTTATGACAAAAAGCAACTGGAAAAATTTAATAAACGAGCAGATGGCTGCACTCGGTGTGCAGAACAGCGCATATAATTCGGCAATTGAAACGCTTGCGGGTATCTTGGAGCAAAGGGATAGAACCTTTAAAGAGTTTAAAGGTTCCGGAGGTAAATCCGTGATCGAATACACGAATAAAGGCGGCTCCACCAACATGACAAAAAATCCCCTCCTAGTCTTGTGGGACGACTTAAACAAAAGCGCATTGGCGTACTGGCGCGAATTAGGTTTAACCCCCTCAAGCTATAAGAAGATGACTGGCGATACAGTTAAGAAAGAAAAGGCCGGAGGATTGGCCGCCGCTCTGGCAAGCGTTAAATTTGATTAAAGGGAAAAACTGGCCTGCTGTGCTAAAGTACGCCGAAAGCATAAGAGACGGGAAGAAAATCGCGTGTATTGAATTAAAACAAGCGGTTGACAGATTCTTTTGTGATTTAGAAAACCCAGATTATTACATAGACAGCAAGGGCCCGGAATTTTGTATTCAGATCATAGAAAAAACACTGTGCCACCAACAAGGGGAAAAGCTTGACGGGACACCGCTGCGTGGCACACCGTTTCTTCTGGAGCCATTCCATAAATTCATTGTGTATAACCTTCTTGGTTTTAAGCTGGCCGGCACTGATGTGGTTAGGTTCCATGAGGCATTGATCTTTATTCCAAGAAAAAACATCAAGACAAGCTTTGCGGCTGCCCTAGCGTGGGCGTTATCTCTTTGGTATCGTAAATCCGGTTCCAAGACCTATATCACCGCAGCCGCTTTGATGCAGTCTCTGGAGAGCTTCAATTTTTTAAATTATAACATAGACCGCATGGGAGAAAACGCTAAAAACGGAGGCACGGTCAAAGTAATCGATAATAATAATGAACATTCGCTGGAATCGTCACTCCCAGACGGTTCCTTTTTTATTCGCGCGCTGGCCGCTAACCCCGACGCGCAAGATTCTTTGAACTGCAATATCGCGATCTGTGACGAAATTCACGCTTTCAAACAGCCCAAACAATACAATCTTTTTAAAGAAGCGATGAAGGCATACACCAATAAGCTGCTGATCGGCATTTCGACTGCCGGAGACAATGAGCAGGCTTTTCTTGGGCAAAGGCTAAAATACTGCCGGAAAATATTAGACGGCACTGTTAAAGATGAGCAATACTTTATTTTTATGTGCTGTGCCAATCCTGATGAAAACGGTGATATTGATTACACAAACCCCGCCGTCCATGAGATGGCGAATCCGGCTTACGGCGTTTCGATCAGGCCTGAAGAAATCATGAATGACAGCCTTCAAGCCCAGAACGATCCTCAGCAAAGAAAGGATTTTTTTGCGAAAAGCTTAAATGTTTACACCAACGCCCTAAAGGCGTATTTCAATATAGATGAGTTTCGAAAGAGTGACCGGGCCTATAACTGGAACTTGGAACAGCTGGCAAAGCTTCCGATTGACTGGTATGGAGGAGCCGATCTTTCCAAACTGCATGACCTGACCGCAGCGGCGCTGTTCGGAAATTACAAGGGCGTTGATATCATTATAACTCATGCTTTCTTCCCTGTTGTCGCGGCTCACTTAAAAGCCGAGCAGGATAATATTCCTCTGTTTGGCTGGCAGGACGACGGCTGGCTTACCATGTGCAACTCCCCTACTGTCAACCACTCCGATGTGGTGAAATGGTTTGTGGACATGCGGAAGAAAGGATTTAAAATCAAGCAGGTGGGCCATGACCGCAAGTTCTGCCGGGAATATTTCATCGGAATGAAGGAAGCGGGCTTCAAGATCATAGACCAGCCTCAATATTACTACAAAAAATCCGAAGGATTTCGGCATATAGAGCAGAGCGCCAAGAACGGCGCTCTTTTTTATTTGCACTCAGAAGCCTTCGAATATTGTGTGGAAAACGTGTCCGCCGTCGAAAAGACGGACGACATGATCCAATACGACAAAGTACAGCCGGAACACCGCATCGATCTTTTTGACGCGTCTGTGTTCGCCTGTATTCGTTACCTAGAAAGCCTTGACAGAAGCAGGGCAGCAAAAAAATGGTGGGGTGAGACATGAGCAAAAAGAATAAAAGAAGCAGGCCGGCTCCCCGGGCTGAGCCCGCGCAGAAACGCAGTATCGCGCTGGTAACACAGAACAAATGGGAAACCCTGGAGTGCTTAGGCTACACCAGTCTGGCGCAAAACCCGGAAATCTGTACAGCTGTGGACACAATTGCCAGGCTGATCGCAAGCATGACGATTCACCTGATGGAAAACACGGACGACGGGGACGTGCGGGTAAAAAATGAGTTAAGCCGAAAGGTGGATATCAATCCGAACAATAACATGACGCGTTCCAACTTTATCCACTGGATTGTGAAAACCCTTATGCTGGAGGGCAGCGGGAACGCTGTTGTTTGGCCTGAATACAAGCGCGGGATTTTACGGGATTTAAAGCCTGTTCCTCCCGCCTTTACCGCATTTGTGCCTGAGGGCCTCTGGGATTACCGGGTTGTGATCGCCGGGACGGAGTACGCGCCGGACCGTTTCCTTCATTTTGTTTTAAACCCGGGAAATTATTACCCGTGGAAGGGTGACGGCTATCATGTTGCTTTGGCAGATGTGGCGAATAACCTGAAACAGGCGTCCGCGACTGAAAAGGGCTTTATGTCCTCTAAGTGGAAACCGTCTATCATCGTCAAGGTTGATTCTCTAACCGACGAATTTTCGAACAAGGAAGGGCGCGCAAAGCTTCTTGCAGATTATATCGAATCGAACGAAGCGGGAGAGCCCTGGCTGATTCCAGCGGATCAATTCAGCGTGGAACAGGTTAGGCCCCTTACCCTTTCCGATTTGGCTTTAGCGGATTTCGTACAGCTGGATAAACGGACGGTGGCAGCCATTCTCGGCGTGCCGCCTTTTGTTTTAGGAATCGGAGATTTCCAGCGGGACGCATGGAATAACTTTATCAATTCCACCATCATGCCGATTGCCAAAAGCATCGAGCAGGAAATGACAAAAAAGCTTCTTTATGATCCCGCGCGGTTTTTCCGTTTTAACCCGTGGAGTTTGTATAACTATTCGATCACCGAGATGGTATCCGCCGGGGCGGAAATGGTAGACCGCATGGCGCTGCGGCGCAATGAATGGCGCAGCTGGGTAAACATGCCCCCTGATCCGGATATGAACGACCTGCTGGCGTTAGAAAATTATGTCCCTGCGGATAAGCTGGGAGATCAAAACAAGCTGAATGGAGGTGAAAACACATGACATGTGAACGCACAGCCCTGGTGAGAGACGGCGGATTTTCCACCCGCGCGGAAGACGGAAACTTATATATTGAGGGATATTTCGCCGTATTCGGAAGCGAATATAAAATGTGGGAAAACGCCATTGAAACCATTGACGAGGACGCTTTTGACGACGCTTTAAACGGCGATATCCGGGCCCTAGTAAATCATGATACCACCCTGGTACTGGGAAGAACCACAGCCGGAACGCTTTCTCTCAGAGCGGACAAGACCGGTCTATGGGGTTCCGTCACGATCAACCAGGCAGACCAGGACGCAATGAATCTTTATGAGCGCGTAAAGCGGGGAGATGTCAGCCAATGCAGCTTTGGGTTTGACATTATCGATCAAAGCACCGAGGTCATGGAAAACGGAACTACCGTCTGGAAGCTGAACAAGGTCAAATTGTATGAGGTTTCCGTAGTAACCTTTCCTGCCTATGAAGACACCTCCGTCCAGGCGCGTAAACGGGATTACGAGGAAATTCAAAAGAGAAAAAAAGAACAATGGCGGGAGGAAATGCTCCTCCGTCTGAAAGGAGAAAAAAAATGGCACTGAGAATACTGATGCTGAAAAGAAGCATTGACAAGAAAAAGGAAGAACTAGAGCTGCTCCGCAGCAAGGATTCGGAATTTGAAACCCGTGAGGCCGAGCTGGAAGCCGCTATCAACGAAGCTGAAACCCCTGAACAGGAGCAGGCCGTGAGCGAAGAGGTAGAAAAATTCGACGCCGACAAAAGCGCCCACGAGGAAGCCAAAAGCGCGCTGTCCAGGGAAATTGAAGGCCTGGAGGCCGACCTGTCCGCGCTGGAGGAAGACGCCCCTAAATTAGATGAAATAAAACCAAACCAAAAGGAAAGGACTGTAAATCATATGACTGAAATCAACATTCGCAGCCTGCCCATGAATCAGCGGGCGTTTGACGCGCTTTCTATGGAGCAGAGAAAAACCATCGTAGAACGTGACGACACCAAGGACTTTTTGACGCAGCTTCGAAGCATGAAGGGACAGCAGAGAGCCATTTCCGGCGCGGAGCTGACGATCCCGGTTGTATTCCTGGATTTGATCTCCGAAAACATGTACCGCTATTCCAAGCTGCTTAACCGTGTCAGGGTCCGCAATGTAACCGGTGAAGCCCGGCAGACTATTGCTGGAACTGTTCCTGAAGCTGTATGGACTGAGATGTGCGGCGCGATCAACGAGCTGTCTTTTGTATTTAATCAGGTGACTTTGGACGGCTATAAGGTGGCTGGATTTGTACCGGTGTGCAACAGCCTTCTGGAGGATAACGACATCAACCTTGCCAGCTGGATTGTGGAAATGATCTCCGAAAGCATCGGCCTAGCAATGGACAAGGCGATTCTTTACGGCAAGGGCGCAGCAGGCAAAATGCCGCTTGGTATTGTGACCAGACTAGCACAGGCCTCTAAACCCTCTGATTACCCCGCGAACGCCCCGGAATGGGTAGACTTACATACCTCAAATATTCTGAAAATTGGCGGTTCCAGTTCCACCGGCGCGGCGGTCTGGTCTGAATTAACCCCTGCCGCTCGGAATACCTTTACCCGATACAC